CCACAATTGGATCATGTTACCTGTTTTCCTGTTAGAAGTCTTAAGGGTAGCAATTACAGCGTATTTAGAACCGTTCTTTGTTCCTTCATAAATTATAAAGCCGTTTGGTTTCATATTGTTATTTGATGTTATTTCTTTTCTTGTAAGCTTCGAACCTTGGACAAGGCTTTTCTAATTCATCTAATGAGGAATTAATCTCTTTAATCTTTTGGTTAACTTTGGCGTGCCAAAATTTAACTTTTCTTTTTTGGTCATCGGTCTTGGCTAATAAGTACCCTTGTTTTAGTTTGTCAGTTATCATAATTTTTATTTTCTATTGGTTTGATTAAGAGCTTTTAAGAGTATTTAATCCGATATCGCAATCATTAATTTTGATCGGTCTCGCGTCAGGCTCATTGATGAAGTTTAAAGAATCCATAACATATTTAATGTTTGTAGCAAAGGAAAGTCCTTCACCATATCGCAAAGCATGATCTAGAGCGTCTATAGTTTCTTGGTACTGCTCGCAATGCTCGTAATCCATGCAGTCCGATTGATAATGAACATAAAGGGCTTTTTCCGATTCTAAAGAAGATTTAGTGTAGTGAATAGTTTTCATATATTTTCTATTTGGTTAAAATAAATAAGATTATATTGTTTAGGGTTATTAGTTTTGCCCTCTTTTTAAACGTTTGTAAGTTTTATTAGCTTTTTCCTCTTGAATGTGCCAAGGATATTCTTCGTTCTTAATTGTGTATTTTGCATCTTTTGAATTCAATCCACTTATTTCCTCAAAATACATTTTAAAAAGGCAACTATCTACTCGTTTTTCCATCAGCTGACTGATAGAAAACGGGCAAACTTTATCAGAAGTTCTAGGCGATTTTAAAGCTAATTGAATGATTTTGTTTTTATTCATTTATATATATTGGTTTGTAATTAATAATTGGTTTGCTCTTTTAAAAAGATTAATGCTCGAAGCTCGCATCTTTCAAATTAGAAAGACTGTCTATATACTATATTACCTGTCAAATCGATATGATAGAATAGTGCAATTTCTTTATGATATAGATTATATTTTAATATCTTTCTTATTGTCTAAGTGTATTGATACTCAACGATTTAGAACTATTTTAAAAAAAGTTTTAATTTCAATGAAAGGTAAAACTTAAAAACGAGTTAAAGCGAAAAGATTTGTTGTAAAGCTATCTCTGGCAGTACTTTATGAAAAGATTGGGATTAAATTTGTAGTGTTTAAGCGGTGTTGAGTAGTACTCTAATAGATTTCAATGATTTCAATATAGATTGAAAATTAAACGAAAAAGGAAATGCAAATTTACAAGTGATAACAGATTATCAATAGCAAGTAATCGCATTTAACCATGTTGATCTGTTGACTTGCGTTAGATACTATAACAAAATGCAAAAGCCTTACTTTACACGTGTAGAATGCTTACAATATACATTATGTCCAATGAATCCTTGCATGTTGATACTAAACTTTAGTGATTCTATACTAAAAGGAATATATATGCTTAAAGGACATAAAACAATACCCCAGCCCCACAGTAATTTTAGAGGGGTATCGAGGGGTATTTTCCGTTCGCGTATATAGCGTAACCCCTTCAGATTTTTTCAACTAAATGTTAAATAGAAAATTTCTAATGCCGATAAACTATTCCTGTTCTTCTTCTTCCTCTTCATCCACTTCAAAGTCTGCATCAAATTCGATAACACTCATAGCTAGAAGATCATATTTAATGAATTCCAGGACTCCTATGATTGTTTGGTCATTCAATTCGAACTCCCCTTTATAACGATTTATTAAATTACATAAGTCGTTGGTTAACAAGTCTGTCTGAGTATCTATGTCCATATCTTAAAATTTAAGGCTTTACAAATCTGAAAATCGATTATAATGTTTTATTAAGACCTCCTAGAGGTGTGTATTAAAACCATAAGGTCTTACAAGAACCATAACGACTTAAACTAAAGAAGTCGATACTTCGTTCTTCTCCTTCTTACTCATACAACAAGAAGACCCTGTCCTTTAATAACTCTTTAATAAGAAAAAGCTTTTTAAGGCTAGGTGTGTCTAAAGACCTACAATAACTAGTTATCAATAAAAAGGTTATCTTGTCAGGGTCAATGATCTGTTTATACTTATGTATTTACACTAACTACCGAAGCACCTATATTAATCACTAAGATGTAAAGATATGTTAATAGGAGCGTTAGCGACCTTCAAGACCACAGCATAGCCCTAGGACCTTTAAGACTTCTCTTATGAAATGAATCAGTAAAGGATGTTAACTCTTGATCCATTAGTTCTTGTTTCCTGGAGTTAATGTTATTGTCTACAGATTGATTCATTTGTTCTACCCAATAGTTAACAGCAATAGAAAGAGCATCTAATCTATCATCATGATTAAGACTACCTTTATCTTTTGTTATACGACTAAGTTGATAGAATAACATATACTTAGCTTGATGTTCTATAGGATACCCTTGAGCACTCTTATAGTCTTTAGTAACAACAGAAGGATCAATAATAAGTTTATGTTGATTAAGGACAGGTTCAAGGACATCAATGATTCTAAGTTCTTTTTGTTTAGAGTGTCTTACTTCTTCAACAGAACAAGGGTAGGAAGTCATAAGGATAGGTTTAAGTAGTTCCATGAACATACCATCACCAAAGTTAGACTCTATGATAATCTTGTTAACCTTGTTGGACTTAGCGATGTGTACTAGTTGTTTAAGAGTTTGATCATCGTACCCACCTTTTAGACCACCAGCATCAGGAACAAAGAGTTGACCGTTAAGCATCTTAACTACAGCGTACCCTGTTTCATCCTTTCCTCTACCACTAGGGTCAATAGACAAGACAGAACCAGTATACTCTACCATATCCCCTAAAGTCTTAGAAGGTCTGTGGTATCGATCTCCACCTAGTCCTACATTAGGAAGGTCTTTGTTTTCGTTATCAGGATCACTGGACCATATAATCTTCTCAGGAGCTAGGTCACTATCAATATCTGTTATAATAAGATCGTTAATCTTTAAAGGGTAGCGGTCAGCGTCAGATAGCCTAGGATTAAGCATGAACTGTAAAGCATACCCTGTACGCCCATAAGAGAGCTTACGCTCTTCTAGGTCCAAGTCAGAGAATCTAGAAGGCTCTGTAGTGTGTCCTACTGTATCTTCTGATATCTGTTCAGTGATAAAGGGAGCTATGTCATTGTCGTAGTTCTTTAACACTAAATCTTCTTGTGGGTACTCAGAGGTCCATATACGAGCGTCATAGCCTCTCTCACGCAGTTTGTTATAAATAGAGTCCTCGCACTGTGGTGTACCTAGAAAGAGAATCCTAGAGGTGTCCAGGGGCTTTATAATAGCTTCAAACTCTTTTACTTGTTCATCTAGCTTGTCACGCATACCTTGAGTAGCAGAGTTGTTAGGGACTTCTATATCGTCCGCAATGATGATGTCAGCACGGCTACCTGTTAACTGAGAGGATATACCTAGGGACTTAACGGAAGGTGCGTGAGCAGCTGGAGCAGGTCCTACGTCAAAAGCTATCTTAGAGAACCTTTGATCGTTCTTAGGGATTAGTCCTTGAAGAACAGGAATGTCGTGTATGATCTTCAAGGTAAAGGTGGAGAAGTCATCAGCACGGTTCTTAGAAGCAGATACAACAAGTATGTTCTTAGTAGGGTCTAGTAGTAGTTGATGAACAGCATAGGCAGAACATATCCAGGACTTACCTACTCCACGGAACGCCATGATAACAGATCGCTTAGGACCGTGTTGCATGAAGTCAGCTATGTCGTATTGTAATGGTGTAGGATCAGGTAGGTTAAGATGTTTCCAAACTATGTACAGGAAGTTACGGAAGTCTTTTAGTTGTGCTAGTTTATTTGCCATTGTAACAAAAGAGGGTCACCTCCGAATACTCAGCGATGACCCTACTTATCTCTCTTTGGATGTAATTACTTAGTAATTACTTTCTGTTTTAATTCAGGGTCTTCTTCAAAAGGTAGAACCTCTCCTAGCAAGTCATTAAGTGGAGTATCTTTACCGCTCATAAGAACAACATCGTTATCCTTGAGTAGTTGTCTAGCACAGTTAAGAAGGGAAGGATTATACTCCTCAGTGACGTGCATCAGCTTGATACCCTTCTTTAAAGTGTCTGTTAGTAGAACTTGTAACTCACCTAATTCTTCTTGCGTTTTCATATTGTATTAACTCTCTCTTTTTAAACTCTTCAGTATT